GGGGGAGGGGAAGGGGTTATGGGGTAGGGGTGGGGGTGGGGGTGGAAGACGATCTGTAAAAGTGACGCCCACGCGCGAGAAACAAATGAACGCGCGCGCTTCCTCTGGATTCGCGCGAGACATGAAATACGCGAGCGATTGTGTTTTCGCGCGCCAGTACGCGATGATACTACGCGCGCGCATATGCGCCCGTAGTTTTGCCGCGCCAGCGCGATATCGCGCCAGCGTCGCCACACGCGCGTTTTTGCGCGCGAATGTGTTTACCCCGCGATTGTTCCTGGCGCGGATACGCGATAAGGTACAGCGTAGCCTAGACGCGCACCTTGGCAAATGCGTAGCATTTGCACCAGGGAGGGTGACCACCTCCCCTGGGAGGGAAGATGGTCTAGGTCACCCAGCGCGCGAATACGAATCAGCCCCAGAGGTATCTGCTGCATACCTCTGGGGCCAATTTGCGAGCCAGCATGGTCGCTAACTCTATCCTACCCTATGCGCGAATTTCAAAATCCCGTTCCGCCTGAACTACCATTGGCAGCTGTAGGACGACGATATGAATCTGGAATGGTAAGATCAACGTTACCCTTGGCAATTTGCTCGCCAACGCGCGTTGTCAAGATGCTGGTACCAACGCTGTAGATTGTCGCCACAATTGCAGCGGAAAATCCCATTCTCCAATCAACTTCATCGAATGCAGCGGCAGCGCCAATAAAAGTCAGCAAAGACTGTGCAAATGTCTTGACTGCCCGTTCAGCAACTTGAAAATACCAAGCCTCGCCAAAGCTCGGCATCGCAACCAAACTGGTAAGCGCGGAAAGAAGCATTGCGAATAGTGCAGAGGAAATTGCGGGAATCCATTGAACCATGTGAAAAAGTTGAGCGACACTCAAATATGCAAGAAACACTTGGAGACCAGTTCGCCAAACTCTGTCAAAAGTGTTTCCAGCCCAGTTCTTTGTAATTCGCTCGCTATTGCTTATCATTTCACTCGCTCCCTCTGCCGCCAGGAAGCGGCCCACCGCTTCCAAGAAGAATTGACTTGATTTCCTCGATGTCCTTTTCCATCTTGTTCAACTTACGAGCGAGTAGATTGACTTCACCTGTGCGACCTTCATCAGTCACTCTTCCCGCAGGACCAAAGCTAACGCGTTCCTGCATCCGCACCATGGCCTGAACTCTTCCCATTTCAGAAAGAAGATGCGATACCATCGGCAACTCTTCGCCAAGCCCTTGAGGATTGAAAAGCTCTGGAACAGCAGCTCGATGAGCAGCAGGAATTCGCTCTTCAGCCTTCTGAAATGACCACCAACGATACGCATGCGTTACATCCGTCCGCGATTCAGCCACGTCACCCTCCATTTGGATTCCAAGTGCATCGCCCAACGCCAGGGCGACGCGATCCACGCCGCCAGGCTCCGTCATCAATAGACGATCTTCAGGATTCGTCATGAATCCGCATTCCATGATGAATGCTCGGCGACAGCCAGCTGAAATTGCATTGCTAACGCCGTAGTAATTCTTCAAAGCTGCCGTGTAATTGTCATCGCGAAAAATTGGCCAACCCCGAGCTGCATAAGCTCTCTCCCAGGCTTGCGCAAGTCTTTGTCCTTCAGGAGTCTTATAGCCAACTGAAGATCCCCGCGCGGTGGGATTGGTAGATCCATCGCAATGTACTGCAGCAAAAGCGTCAGCGCGGTAAGAATCCAAAGAAATGTCTGCCAGAACCGCCTTGACATCCCAACCGTTCTTACCATCTAGCAAACGAACGCAAGCATCTGCAACCTGCGTTGCATATTGCTGTTCACCGGTCGTGCCTGTAGCCCCGGTTGTTCTATAACAATGCCCTTTTTGCACCAAAAGCAAAGGCATTAGTCCTCCAAATCGCCATCCAGCGGGGGAGCCAAGGAATCCTCTACATTGTCATACTCCGGCAATTCCCAGGCGTTTGGCAAATCACGGTCATGTTCCGGACCGCCTACCTCGCCGTGACCATGGAAAGCCTGCAAATCAACGGGCGATCCAATCGTGTGTTCATGCGTCATAATCTCACCCAACTCTCTTGCAGATTAGCCAATCTTCATCATCATCCCCAGGCGATCCTTCTACGTCATCAACTCCATTTGGCCCAAAGTAATGAAAATCAGCTTCCACATATCCATCTCTACAAACCGGTCGACCCTGCTCTTCAGCCTCTTGCTGCTCAGATTCCTGAATCTCTTCATCCTGGATCTCTTCGTCTTGCTCTTCAGGGTCATCAGGATCTGGATCATCTGGATCTGGGTCGTCAAGCGGATCGGGATCATCAAGCGGATCTGGATCGTTAGATTCAATGTCAGGGGCTTCTGGATCTTGCGTTTCACTCTCCTGGATTTCTGGATCCTGGCGCTCAGGCTCCTGATCTTCTAAATCCTGCATTTCAGGATCATTCGGATCAGGGTCGTCAATGATACGTTGTGGCAATTCATTGCGCTTAGCAGCCTCACAGTCCTCCTGAATATCCTCAGGAAGTGGCTCGCCCTCGGCTGCTTCACAAGTATACTTTACAGTTTGCTGTTGCCCTTGGATTACATACTGACTTTGTTCATCCCGCATATAAAGAATTACAACTGCTATGGAAAGACAGGCGATTCCGAGAAGCACAGCAATATTACCGAAAATTTGCGATAGATGACGCCGTTTATGTTCTGCAATATATTGTTCAACTTCCGTCGTCATCCGACCTGCTCCGCTCTGTCTCCAATTTAGGTAATGGAATTCCACTTTCAATTAGCGCACGACGTAATATCGCCGCATTATCCTGCGCCCGATCTCGCGCTCTACGATACTCCTCAGCCTCTCGCTCAGCTCTATCGGCGCGTTCTTCTGCATTGTTTGCTCGTTCAGCATGCCTCTTATTATCAGCATCCAATCGTTTTATCAGAGTTTCTTCATTTTCTACTTTGCCTTGTCGAATCAAACGGATAAGCGCAATAATTCCGGAAACAGCCCCGGCACCGCCTGCCCCAAACAACGCAACAAGTAGGCCGCTAACCGGCTCCATCGCGCCCCACCTCCTGAGATATGACTGCAAATCTTCGGATGTCCAGCCAACGACCTAGGAATCCGCATCCTATGCCACAGAATATATACGCTATGGCGAAAGCAGCCGGTGTCGTCGCGTATCCTAACAAAGCAATGCCGAAAATCCAGCTGGAAGTAATTAGCAGAGGTAAACCTACCATTTCTCCTTTCCAAGTATTGCGCAATGGGCTGTATAGAGATGCCAATCCCCCGGCAACCAAAAAGCCTGCCCAAACAAATACCAGAAAACTTTGCAAAGCATTTTCTAGTGCCTGGGAAGGGAAGAAAAAAGCAAATACCCCTGCTACAGAAAATAAAGCATAGTTTATTCCATAGACCCACCTTTGAATTTTATTTCTTCGCCAAGGCATTATTTCCCCTCATCCCCTCGCAATAAATCGTCGACACTTAGTCACAGAGTTATCGGTGCGACTCCATACACTGAATCCAACCCACCCAGGAGTGAGACCACTTCCATATGTTGCGTAATCTCCAGTGGAAAGAAGATGGCTAATCACCACATTGTCATCCCAATAACAACGAATGATTCTGTTGCGAGCCACCACTCGGAGCTTGTGATAAGTATCCGGAAGATGATCTGCAATTACCTCGGCTAACATTGTCGGAGATCCCGCAAAAAATTTGTACAGCCGTAGGCGAGTCCCAAGCGTTTCATTCGTGAACATAAGATGCGTATTAGCATCGGTATGGCGAAAAATAATCGCATATCCCGTATTGGTTCCCGTAGAAAGTGCAACAAACTCAGCCTCGACATCCACCTCTCCTGTGCCGACATAGGCACGCGCAAAATCTTGCGTGGCATCAGCGGTGGTAGAGGCAACTTCTCCATTGGTAACTGTCAGACTACCTGCGTAAACAGTCCACGGGTCCGTAAGTAATCCATCCGGTTGATCAAAGTTGGTGGCAAGAAGAACATTGTCACTATTCTCCGCCGCAGCCAAGGCTTCGCTTGGAATGTTTCCGAAGGGCGTAGCAGAACCAGCCTCTCCAACATATCCAAAGTAAATGCGAGAAGCAGTACTCAGAGTTTCTTGTCCAAGTGCGAAAAAGAACACGCCTCGCTGAACCTGTGTGGTATCCGAATAGGACATCCAGCCACCGGAGGATCGCTTGGGCTCAATGAGCTTTTCTGCGAACCACGTTACTCCGTCGTTCCGCGTGTAACGAACCACGGCTTGCGTCGTGTTCAACTTTCGGAAGATAACAGCAAGAGTATTGTCATTGACCCAAAAACAATTCGGCTTGCCCGTTCCAGGGAACTTCTCTGCAGCAGCCGACCAAATGGTTCCCCCATCCGTGGACAGAGCGAATCCGATTGACTGAATAGCGCCCCAGCGAAACATACATGCAATTTTATTTGTTCCCGGCAGCATTGCCAGGTACGGCTCGTCATACATCCGCCCATCAACATGACCATTCACAATTCGCGTA